CCCTGCGGGCCTTGCTCGCCCTGAGGACCGGTGTCACCTTTGGGACCTGTTTCACCCTGCGGGCCACGCTCACCCTGTGGACCCGTGTCGCCTTTGGGACCTGTTTCACCCTGCGGGCCTTGCTCGCCCTGAGGCCCCGTGTCGCCTTTGGGACCCGGTGTTTTTGCTATCTCTTTCGCTTCTTCCAGCGCTATCTTCGCACCAGATTCATGCAACTCTGCATCTTTTGCAGCCTGTTCAGCACGCTCTGCATCCTGTGAAACCGAGAATACAATTTGTTCCACGTACTTTTTATCTTCGGCAACCGCATCAGCGTTCTGCTGTATCTTACCCGCCAGTACCAGGCAGTCGTCCTTTATCTGCTGTGCATCAGCAACGTGTTGCCTGGCCTGTTGCTCGCTTCCCGCTGCCGCTTCAGCGCTCTGCTGCGCCTGCGCCACCATTTCCTCAAATCGCTTAACAACATCCGGTTTCAGATCGCCTTCATCGAGGGCAGTCAGAAAGTCATTCAGCGTTCCGGGTTGTGAGTCTTCGTAAACCGAAATATCTCCGACACAATATTCCCTTTGAATACACGACCGAAGATAAACGTCATATCTTCCGTTCTGCGCCTCAAAAGCATATTCTCCTGTCGCCCCTGTCACTACTGTAGCCACCGTACTCATGACAACTGCAGATGTATTCTGTCGGGCTTTCAGAATAATATGGTATCCGGACATGGGGAGTCCCGCGCCATCAATCAGCGCACCTGATATTAATACCGACACTTTTATTACCTGATCCAGAAAACATTAACCAAAATAATTGACGCCTTTTTTCTTGCCACTGGCTTTCCCCTTTGCAGAAATATCCGTGGCCAGCGACAAATTCAGCGTAAACCCCTGCCCCGGTGCCAGTGAAAACGCCACCGACTCAGCCTGCCAGTAATGATCCTCACGCACACCAAATCCCTGCGTGATAAAACGCATTTCCGCCCCTGCTTTCAGCAGGGCCGGTCTGCAGGGCAGCGTTATCGTCATCTGGCGTCCGGCTTTCTGCACACGTTTAACCTTCGACTCTGCACAGTGTTTTGCCGTGCCCTGGTCAGGCTGGGTAAACGGATGTCGTTTGTCTGTGGATTCAACATCCACTTTAACTTCACGCGTGCGTCCGTCACGGGCATCAAAATACCGGACACCCACTTTCCCGCTCTTTTTGTCCCCTTTTGCACCACCCGCAGCGCCCTGCCGCTCACCTTCACGATAATCCCAGTCTGATACCATTCCCGGCGTAATGGTTATCTCAGGTGCATTTCTGCCCCCTGCGCTCTGCGATGCCCCATATTCCAGAAACAACCAGTATCCACTGGTCGGTTTACTGGTGGCACCGTACATGCCCGCAATGCGGGACAGGAGGGCCGCATCAGATTCTGACGACTGCATCACCCACGGAATATGAATATCTGCCAGCGCCGGTGAAACCCGCGCCACCAGATTATTTTCAGTGGCGATGGTTTTCACCAGATCGCCCAGCGTGATATCGCTGAAGTCCCGGGTTTTCAGAGCCGTAACATCTGCACCATGCCTGGACGCATTCATGGGGGCGGCTGTGGCATAAATGGTGATCCGGCGGGGAGGACCACCGCTTGCCACCTGGCAGACAGTAAAGCTGCCTTTATTGACCAGATTTCCGTTGAATCCCAGCCCCAGCGTTAACACCGAGCCTTTCGGTGGCAATGCCAGCGTCTCGCTGAACAGCGTTATCATCAGTTCATCGGATCGTTTTGTGGCGGCACCATTATCGGTATAACGCAGTTCAGCCAGCCCCCGCTTTATGGCCTTCGTGATATCCTCACCTTCCGCTGTCAGGCTGAAATCCGGCTGATATTCATTCAGTCCCATAACTGAAACGTCTCCTTTTCCTCCGGTTCATATGTCCAGTCCGGCAACACGATTTCCACGCCTGCCGGATAGACCGGGCCACGGTCAGCCAGCCCGGGATTGGCTTCCAGTACCGCCGCCAGTGACTGGTTAAGTCCGGCGCTGCCATAGTGTCTCTGACAGATGTCATCCAGCATATCGCCGTCAGTGGTCCGCCAGTTTTTCGCCATAGTATTTCAGCTCCAGTGTGAACGTTTTATTCTTCGGCGCACCGCCGGGAAGAAAGGACGTGGTGTTATCTGAATAGGCGGTCGCCACGAAATACCCCATCACATCACCAGTGCTCGAGACCAGAAGGTGCGGGGCCGGATTGTCATCCACCATCTGAACCAGTGAATTAAGGGCATCCATTCCCACACCGTCACGAAATCCTGCATGTACCATACCGTCAAGGCTTATCGTTCTGGCGCTCTTGCCGGTATACTGCAGCAGGTCGTTCTTTCCGATAAGCTGCTGTTCGTCCCATCGCCATTCCATGGTGCGCTTCATGGCGTTATAGGCTGCCGTATCAATACTGAATTCAAACTCACCAAACGACAGCATGACGCGGGAAGCCACCTCCGTTAATGAGCCCACTGCGTCCCATGCTTCGCGCTCAAGCCGGTTTACGCCCCAGCCCAGTAAATCCACCATCTTCACCCCCAGGATTCATAACCATCAGTCATACGGGAACGCTGGCCAAAATTAATATCCCCCAGATTTTTCGTTACCCTGTCTGCCAGTTGTCCGGCATCCTCGCCGGGCTTCTGAGTGATGTTAAATTCCGCCCGTATCTGATATGTGGGTTTTACTTCCACCTGGCTGATACTGCCTGGTGTATACTGAAGAGCTGAGAGGGGATCCGAATTACCCTGCCCCGGATCTGCTGCATGAAGTCCATCAATGTAGGTGCGGGATTTCTCTTTTATCGCCTTAAAATCAGGTTCTTCTTTCGGCCCCAGCATAGGGTCGAGAAATGCATCAAACTTTTTATCGTCATGATTCCAGGGGAGATAACTGCGCGTGTCTTTATAAGCCTGTACAACCTGTTTCGTCAGGTCCGGATTTTGCCTGAGCAGTTCATCAAACCATTCTCCCTGGCCGTTTTTCTGCGCCACCGCTCTCGCCAGCTCCGGTGACCCCATTTTTGCCAGATATTCCAGTACCTCTCGCCGGTCCTCTCGCGGACCATCTGCCAGCCCCCACTCAATGGCTTTCTGCGTTATTCCGGCAAGAACTTTTCCGAATTTCCACATCCATGCGATCATGTCGATCAGCGCCGGCAGGGCATCATCGCGGATAAATGCCCGGATTTTTTCCAGTCCACCATCCTTAAACCAGGCCGCAAGGTCATCCGTCACCTGTTGAATATGGGGTCCGAGCTCCTTCCCCAGTTGCCCGCTGATTTCATCAATGGAAGAGCTCAGAACATTACGGAGATTTGACAGCGCCATATGTCCCTGAACCGCGCCATCAGCCCCGGCCTTTGTCACCAGGTTATAGCGTTTTTGTTCGCTGATAAGCTCCCGGTAAGTTTTTCCTGACAGACGCATCCAGGTCAGAATTTTATTGGCTTCTCCACCAAACAGTGCATCTGCCATCCCCGCCGCCTGCTGCTCATCCTTTACCTGCAGTAAGCGATCAAACAAAAATTCGACCTGCTCCTGGTTGTTTTTTCCGGCCATTACACCCGCTTTCAGCCCCAGTTTGCCGAAAACATCCTGAATAGCCCCTTTATCTGATGCGCCATTGTCATCATCAAAAACCTTGTTCCGGTACTCCTCAAACAAATCACCAAAGTTTTCGCCGTTCAGCCCCATCTGTCGGCCCAGTGAATCCCACGCCACGTAGGTTTCATAGTCCACCCCGTAGCTCCGCGCTATCCCTGCCCGCTCTGCCGTTTCCGAATTCCGGTTCAGTACCGCGCTGGCACCTGCTGCCAGCATCATCCCGGAACCAACCGAAAGCCCGAGCCCGGTTTTAAGAACAGTCCCGGTCCGTCCTTTCCAGCGAGCCAGGCGCTCTGCCCGTTCAAGCTGGCGATTAAACCGCTCCTGCTCAGTTGCAGCATCATTGATTTTCCGCTTCAGCTTTTCATACCGCTTTCGCAGATCGGTAATATCCTGCCCGGCCAGCACGCCAGCCTGAATTTTTCGTTTCAGTACGTCCTGCTGACGCGTCAGGCGTGCCACTTCCCGTGTCGCACCAGCCAGACCTCGCTTCAGTCCCTCTGTCGATTTTTTCCACGACGGGTCAATGGTGCCACCGATCCGGATATTCGCTCTGAGCTTATCGCCGACCGTTGCCATAACACTGCTTCCTCTCTTCCGCCTCTGCCAGCATCATTGTCACAAAATCCTCATACGGCAGTGTCATCACATCTCCGGGTGACCACCCGAACCATACTCCGGCACGCCGTATCGCCATCAGGATGTTTTCTTCTTCCGCCGGACCGGCGGCAGCAAAAAAACATTAAACTGCCGCTCCAGGGCCAGGTAATCACACGCTTCCATGTTCATCATATCCGCCGCGTCCATCCCGCACAGACCGGCAATCATATCCAGATCGGCCTCAGCTTCCGGTTTGGTACTCCGCCGATGCAACAGACGATCGCGGACGGTAGGCGCTCGCATGGTAACGTGCGTGATCGTCTGTCCTGATGCGGCGACATACGGCACGGATAACACAATTTCCACGCTGCTGGCAGGAACGCTGTTTTTTTCCGACATAAGCATCTCCTTTAAAAAAGAAAAGGCGGCCAGAGCCGCCTGAATGACAGGATCCCCGGATTAAACCCGGATGATTTTTTTCAGATCCGCCAGAACATTAACGCCGTTAATACGACGTACAAATTCCTCCGGAATAATGCAGATGGTTTCCACACCGTCGACAGTCTGACGGTAATAACTCAGCGACATTTCCACCGTCACCGAAGCCTCAGCCTGTGACGTTGCCGGGCGCGCATCCGGCGTGATACTGGTGATCATCCCCTGCAGGATTTCCACCTGTCCGCTGGTCGCATTCCCCACCTGATAACCCTGGCGGACAACAATCTCCGGCGAATAAAGTCCGGCCTGTAATCCCAGCAGCGTCAGCATGGCAACATCGTAGCCATAAATTTTAAACGAGCAGGTCAGCGCTTCCATACCGTCATCCACTGCCACTGGTGCATCCATTGCGCCGGTTTTGATATCCACTGTCGTGATATTAATGGCAGGCGGCGTGTATTCATGCGCCCCCTGAAGACGGATCCCGCCAGGAAGAAATAACGCCCATGCGCGCAACAGTTTTTTTTCACCCGTAATCATACCGTCAGTTCCTCCAGCGCCAGTTTATTGTTAATCATTGCCCGCAGTGTCAGGCGCTCCAGTGGTGACTTCGGCCCAAAGTCATAATCGATATACAACTGCCCTGCCGCCAGGGTTTCTGCTGTATTCAGTTCATCATTCAGCCAGGCGCTGCCACCGTGGATCGCACCCAGATTTTTAAGCTGACGCATATAGGCATTAATGCTGCCAAGAATGTCGTCTGCCACATCCCGATCAAGCGGGCGATCGACATAAGGCAACATGGCCTCCTGGATACTGTCCTCAATCACATCTGCAGTGCGACGTACCGACTCAAAGCGCCACTGACTGTGGGATGAGCACAGACGGTTACCCCAGTGTTTAAAACCGTCATGGCGAATAATGGTGGAGATGTTTTCCATGTTCAGCAGGTTTGCCGTGCAGTTCTGCTCCCCGAGAATAAACGTATCCACCTGCTCCAGACCGGTGATATTCATCACGTCCTGGTTTGATTTGGACCACCACCACCCTTTTTCATAATCAATACGGGCACGCAGCCCGGCAGCACGAGCCGAATATGGACGAAATACCGTTTGCCCGCTGTCATCCGTCACTGACACGCGCGGACGCAGCAGCTCCACACGCCCGCCAAATGACGCGCGCCGCTGAACCACATCCTGCGACGTTGACATTGAGGGCGAGTCAATATAGGCCACAGCACGCAACTTCGCGGCATACGTTTCCAGCGCCTTTGCCACGCCATCATCCTCACTGTACCCCGTGGCAATGAGGATGCGCGGTTGATAGCCTGTCACGCCCTTACTTTCTGTCAGCGCCTCCATGGCCTGAATCACCGCCGCACGCTGTTCGCCCTCTTTCGCCTTTGTTTTACTTTCTGCGCGCACCACAATCACCAGCGCACCAGTCTGGTCAAAAATATCACGCAGGGCCGGGTATAATGTTCCGGCGGTGCCCAGTTTCCCTGCCTGAGTAATGGCCCCTGCCACCACCACCGGTGTATTGACCGGGAACGCCTCATCTTCTCCGCCGGATAACGTCAGGCTGAACGGCGACACCACTTTATTTTCAGCGCCTCCTGCATTCAGAGTGCTGACCGCCGCCGTCACAGGCGAATCCCCCAGCGCATTCACCACTTCAGTCACACGGTCAGCCGTGGCGTTAATCTGGCTGTGTTCGTCCGTCCCCAGCGTTATCGTCAGGGTTGTGCCTTTCAGCGATGCCGCTGTCTGCGCGTTTTGTTCTGTGGCAGCCACGGCAACAACCGAAATCTTATTACCGACCCGACCTTCCTGTTTCGCCGTGAAATCCAGCGCCGTTCCCAGCAGCCAGGAGCCGGCTGTGCCGGAAGCGCACACGCCACCAGAGGCGTATGGCGCTGTCCCCACCAGGCCAATCACTGCCGTGGAGATGGTCTGCACGGCAACCGTGCCTGTCGTCAGTTCAATGGTTTCAACACCATGTAGTCCGGACATACATTTCTCCCATAAAAAAACCGCCCTTAAGGCGGTCTGTTGATTAACTTCTTTTTCAGGTGTTCTGTGGAGGTGCTGGCCACTCAATGGCGTTATAAGACGATTCATCAGTAACCTGACTGAAATCAAGCGATTTAAGTGCCCTGGCATAAAGCAGCCATGCCTTCAATTGTTCTTTGTCATCATCACTGATAATTTCAAGAATCAATTCAGCCTTCCAGTCAGAAGTGATATCTGCAGCACGGGAATACAACCAACGTCGATGCTCTTCTGCTTTCTGCTGATAATTGACAGACTTAGGCACAATCTTTCCATCAATATACAACCAGTTTCCATCAATTGACATCTCTGCAGGAACTGCACTGACTGCAACTTCAGCCACACTCGCGTTAACAGGAAACAAGGAGGAAACATCCTGACTAAAACTGATAATTACATTACTGTTGTCATAAACGACTTTAACCGTATCAGGAGAAAATAATTTCTGACATTCATACCAGTCCTGTCCGTCTTCAGACATAAGGTAAGATGCATTTACGAGCATGTTTTCTGGTGTGTAAGGTTTAAAACTCTTAATATTCAGCATATTTTACCTTTTGATATTTAATGTGAATTCTCAGGATCACAAGGCCATTTAATACTATCAAATGACGATTTATCATGAATGTGATTAAAATCAATATTCTTTAAATTTCTGATGTACATCCGCCATAATTTCAGCATTTCTTTTTCCCCATTATTAATTATTCCCAGAAGTAAATCTGTTTTCTTGTCGGATATTTCCCGTTCAGCAATCGCCGTAAGACGTGCTCGTTCCGACTCAGCCAGCAGTCTGTAATCAACAGGAACCGGCAGTACTTCACCGTCTTTATAATACCAGCGCGCCTCTATACAAAAGCCATCCGGTAGTTCATCCACTTCCACAATGGTGAAACCTGCCGGATAAAGCCGGGATACGTCTTCCGCCATTGAATAAATAACACCGGTTTCAGGATGCGTGCACAGCTTGTATTTCTTCGCGAATTTATCCAGTGATTCATAAAAATCCTGCCCGTCTTCACTACGGAAATACTGAACACCTTCACCATAAGGCATGTTTTCCGGGTAATAACGCGTGACATTTCTGAGTTCCATTATTTTTGCCTTAATTAACCTGATACTGAGCGCCATGCGCCATTTATATAAATCTGGGCCTGTTTGTAATACACACCACCGATATTATCCGCAGAGTTACTACCGGTCTCCTGCACATTAATCCCAGAAAGAGTGCAACCTGACGGCGCCCGAAAAACCCAGGAAACCTCATTACCGGCTGGCTTGTGAAACACCTCACTGGTGTACTGAAAATTCTGCACGCCGCCTGTTTTGGTCTGGTAGCGTTCATCGAAATTGCCATAATCAGTTGGTGTTACCCGCCCTGAAACATTCACTGCCCGGTGACTTTGTAACGCGCCATTCTGAAAACGGAATACGTGCTGTCCATTCGCATAAACATCCAGAATGCCGTCGCCGTTTTGTTTTATACCTGTATCGTTATCCCCGAAAGCAATTGAGTTTCCGCCCAGCGCGTTCTGAACGCCGATACCCAGCGCACCATTGACCTGAGAACCGCCGCCAACAGACACTTTATGCGACATGGATATTTCACCCGTCCGCAGATTAATAGTGAACGGGCGAAGTGGACCAATATCGCCATTCTCGCCCTGACCTTCACTGGTAGGGATAAGGTGCAGGCACTCTTCTGAACGACGAAAAATCAGACCAAAGGCGTCGTTGAAAATCCTCAGCGCATTAACACCACGGATTTTCAGTTCCCCGGTCATGGTGTCACCATCACGCTGAACGGCATTTTTTGCCTTGTCCACAGTGGGTTTTAAGCCGAGATTTTCAACAGCCTCATCCTTGTCTTCCACATCCGAAAGATTCTTTTTTCGTTGCAGATAGCGTCTGTCTCCGGTTTCCTGAGTAATAATGGCCCTGTCCGGATCAACTTCCAGCACCACGTTTTGTGCGTGCGTCAGCCCAAGAACCAGCGTCAGAATAACTTCCTTGATAACAGAGTCCGTCTGGTCTGGTAAAAAGGTGTCCGGATAACGTCCGTACGCGATAAGCGTACCGCTGTCGCTGATCATCCCCAGTTCACGAAGGGTTTTACCGGGGTATGATTTACAGTCAATCACAATATCCCCGCTGATGAAGCCCTCCTCCACCGCACCGTCGGAAAAGGGTTCCTGCCCGAATTCGCCGTACAATGATGTCATTGCGGCCATCTCATCCGGCGTGGAGGGCAATGCCTGCCCCCCCCCGTCACCAAGCAGAACATGCCGGACGGTCACGGTTTGCCCGTTCTGATATGCTGCTTCAATTTCTGCAGCGCCGGACGTTGTCAGAATCAGCCCATTCATACTCCTGCCTCACTCTGCCCGTCAGTGGGCACTGTCTTTGTTATCACACCGGTACTTCTGATTTTTTCTGTCGCCATCACATAGCCGTAACAAAATCCCCGCCCCCTGCAGTTCCCGTAAACGTGAATACTGAACCAGCTGCGCAGATTTTTGGCACGGAGCACCGCATGCTTCAGATCCTGATGATCATTCATCAGCACCGGTAAATCCTTCTGCTCCACGTTCAGACGAAAGGTATACGGCTCCCCGGGAGGGGTCTGCTCATACCACTCAACAATCTGCGACCGGAAGGGACTGTCAGCCAGCGATGCCATCAGCGCCGCTTTAGTCCCTCTGTGGCGGTGGATGTAAGCAGCACGTTTTATCGCAGACCGTTTTTCCGCCTCCGTCCAGTGTTCATTCCAGGTATCCACCGCCATTTCCCAGGCCAGCCATGGCAGTAATTCAGCAGGACATAAATCGGGATTTTTCACATAGCGGATCAGGCAGACTGCTATGTCTGACAGCATATCTCCGGCGACACAGTCCACCACCCGCTCTGCCCGGCTGGCACTGACCGGCAGTATGCTCCTGATATCGTCATTCATCGGTTGTCTCCACCTTGTTCAGCGTTACCTTACGGCACCACGGTGCCTGCCCCATCTCAGGAACGATATCACTGCCCGGAGAAGTCAGATTCACCGTAATCACCCCGGTCTGGTGAAGGGCACCATCCATGCCGGAACGGGATGCCACCGAGCCAATCCGGTGGACGCTGTCAGTGTATGACTGCAGCGCCTTGCGGGCATTTGCCATTACCAGTTCACCATCCAGTCCGTAGGGAATATGAATATCCGCCACCACATCGTAGGGAATAATTTCTGCCGCCCGGACACTGACAAAATCCGTCAGGGGACGGGTTTCATCATCACTGACTGATGCTGCCACCTTATCCAGCAGGGGTTGTGATGCAGTGCCATTTCCGGACCGGGATAACACATAAAGAAAAACCCGGCCTTCCTGCGAATGCGTTTCCGGCCCGTAGGCTTTCACATCCAGCACATCCGGATCGGCACTTTGTGCAAAATAGTGGTACGCATTTTTCGCGCCGGCGGTGCTCAGCCGTGCCCATGACAACTGGATGCGTTCGCGAAAAGCGTCATCATCTTCATACACCGCCGGCGTGGGCGGAATGGTGCTGTCGTCTGCCGGGGTAATGACCAGCCGCTGAACCTGATAATTCGCGCCAACCTGATCCAGATCGTTCCTGCGGGCACTGGCAAGCAGTACAGCACGAACCGCATCATTTATCTGCTGGCGCATCAGCGCCACCCGAAAAGCCAGCGCCTCTGCCCATTTATACGCGGGATCAGATTCCACCAGAGCCGAAAACAACGTATCCAGTTCCTGATACTTCGCCACTATCTGAGTGACCAGCATTGCAGTGTCCGGCACATCCACTGCATCCGGTACCGGTATCGCGGACAGATCAATGATTGCCTGAGACGTTGCCAATTTTTATCTCCTCGAGTCGAATCGTTTCCTGAGTTTCGTTATTCACCCCGACAAGCGTCAGCCACGCGCTTCCTTCTCCTGTCCACGTCACTTCCACCCGCCGGAGAGTCAGACGGGGTTCCCAGCGTTCAAGGGCGGTTACCGTTTCACGGACAATTCTCACCCGCGTGAAATCATCCTGTGGGTTATCAAGCCGACTGAAAAGTCTGCTGCCGTATTCCCTGAGCAGGACCCGGCTGCCGACCGGCGTTGATAAAATGTCGGTGACGGACTGGCGCAGATGTTCGTTACCGTGCAGATATCTGCCGGTGGCTGAATCAATACCAATCATGTTGTTTATTCCGGAAAAAGAACTGAAAGGAGATTACATTTGCTGACCAGGCTGTCCGGTGCTGCCACCACTGTCGCCCCGGTGATTGTGACCGTTATAGACAAGCCGGATTTGACTCATCGTTCCGTGATAATCAGAAACCTCACCACCGACCATCAGATCCGCCTTAACCACCACCTCAGCATTCATGGTTGCTTTACCCTGTACGGTCAGGGTGTCTGTGATGTCTACCGGACCGTCCAGGGTTCCCCTGCCGGTAATTTTATAGCTGCCGCCTTCAGCCAGCGTGATGGACAGGGCATTAGCCTGACGGTCGTAACGGATTTCCGTTCCGGTATCAAACAAAATAACATGTTCGTGTTCACTGCCTTCAGGGACAGGGACAGCGTCAATATTGGGCCCCGGATACACCCGACCGTTACGCAGATCGCCCGCCTCCGATATCACCGTAACGGCATCGCCGGGGGCCGGATAATTACTGACCTGCATGTAGCGCCCGGACTGCACCTGAATCCAGGGCAACGGCGGCGAAAGCACATCCCCGATATCCACCCGGACCATCACCGGGCTACCCGGGATCACCTCCTCCACCACGCCGCGACGGACCATATCCGCCACCCTGCGGCGTAACTCTGCCACTTCATCCGCCAGACTCATCGCCGGTGCCCTCTGCTTTCCAGATAAGACGATAATCCTGCACATGCTTTTTACCGGTTTCCGGTACTTTACCCAGCCAGACTTCCTGTAACGGCGCACCTGCCTGAACCGCAAACGGATCTTCGCCGACCGGAATGTCCTGTTCGAAAGAGACACGGAAAACGATGTAGTCGTCCAGCAGCCGGTCGAAGGTATCCACCTCAGCATCGATAAAAACAGCCGGGTCAACGTTATCCAGCCCGAACGTGGCTCCATCAATCCAGTCAGATAAATCCATTGCCAGACAGCGGGCAAATATCTGCGGTTTTGGCACGTTCTCCGTCTTCCCGGCCCGGTCAGTCACCACAAACAGATCGCATTTCAGCGTGACCCGCGTCTGCCCGTCGGCAAACTGAGCCTTGTCCCAGCCCGGTACATCCACAAACACGGCAGGCGTCACCAGTTGCGTCACTTTTTCCGGGTACTCATCGGCATCTTCCACCCAGGGAATTTGTTTCAGACTGTCAATCACTGCCTGATGCCAGGTTCCCATCATCAATGGCTCTGTCATTCCATCCCCTTAAATACCCGGAATTTCAGTTCATGCTCAAAATTTTTCAGGATCAGTGCTTCCGCATCCGGAAAAACAAAATCCTCTATGCGGTTCAGCATGGCTTCGTAAATATCAATTTCCGCTGCACGTACCCTTCGTCGTCCGGATACCTGTCGGACCAGTATCGTTTTCCTTTTTGATATACGTCCGTTACGATTTTCCGCTTCAAACTGCTTGATAAAGGCATCATCCGTTGACCAGGTAGTCACAGATAACGCCTCCCCATGGGGACGGAACCGGATATCACGGACGCGTCGCCGTTCTGTTGCCGCGATAAAACGTCCACGCGCATCACGTAACTGATGGCGTTCGCCACGAGCACCTCCGCTGATACGACCACGCAAATCACGGACTTTGATGGCGTTCAGACCGAACCACACCTTCGCCTCATCAAACTCATCACCGTTACGACGAATGACAAAATCGTGCAGAACACGCTTTTTGATCATTTTCTGGCTGCGTGGGGCAACCTGATTTTTAAATTCTGCCATAGCCTTCATCCGCAGTGCGGACGAGGCTCTTTTCAGCGCCACGCCCCAGGCTTTACGGATCTGGCTTTTTGAACCGCCCAGTTTAGCAATAATTTTCAGCACCTCATCTTCGTCAATATCGACGATGAGATTTCGCGACAGCCGTCGCTGGCGGGCACTGCTTCGTTCATGCTCTCTGACTGCCATAACGTTTACTCGGTCGTTCCGGTGCGGCTGGCGTGTTCCTCCCCGGCTCACCCCGCGCGAGGGTAATGGTAATCACACCATGACCTGCAGAACCTGAATCATCCCAGCCCGGCTCCACCACCTGGTAGGGTTCCCCGTGGATCATGACCCTGTCATATTTTTTCAGTCCGGCAACCCATGCGCTCCGGGTAAACAACACCGGCGCAGTATTTCGAATTTCACCGCTGCCGGTATTCATCCCGGTGTTATCTGCCGGGGCATCAAAAACGGCACGGATTTTTCTTTCCGTGCCGCCCGGATATATGCTGATTTCCGTCCCCATCGTATCCAGGATGATGTCATCTGCATCACTCATGGCCTGATCGAACAGATTATCGAACATCATCACCCCGTTTTTTTCTGCCAGACCATCCGCCAGCAATGCAGGAACTGCGGCTTCATTAACCAGCACAACACTGGAGGCCTGAGCAAACATCAACATTTTTCCCGTCACAGCATCACAGGCTGGCATATGCGCCGTTTTCAGCATGCGCACCCGAACGCGTCCCCGCTCAGAATGCATTCCGTCGCCGGATACGTCGTTATTCACCTCTACCGCCCCGGTCTCCTCCACATCGAATCCGGCGGCCTCCTCCTCCCATTCCGCCAGGCGCTGCTCAAGATCGGCTTTTGAACCTGAAATATCTGCTTCACGCCCCAGAATCATTGCCAGCACCTGAAGGCGTTCCGTCATCTGCTCTTTTGTCATCACATCTCTCCCGTGCGCTAAAGAAAAAGGCGGGAATATCCCGCCCCGTCTTATTTCACCTGAACCACAACAAATGCATCCGGATCCGGCAGCACCATCAACGGTGCAGACTGCGTCATGGTATATTCGCAACTTGGATCGCCAATAACCTCCCAGTGTTTCGGATAACGAGTCGCAGAGGTGATCCCTTCACTCAGCGCCTGATTATCCTGGATTGCGCCATAGCAACGGATGCCCTCCGCCTGAGTATTTCCCAGAATCAGTGTGCCTTCCGGCAGATAACGCTGTTCATCGCCGCTTTCATCAACATACGTTGTCTTCGCCACCACGATAGCCAGATCGCCGTACCAGCCTTTAAATGAAACCACAGAGCCAAGATCTTTCAGTGCCGTTTCCAGTTCAGATTTAGAGCCACGGCGGGTTTCCAGTTTTTCACGGAACAGTTTAAAACCGTTCAGCATACGCCAGACCGTACCGTCCATAATCGAGATATTGATGGTGCCGGAAGCAAAATCGCAGTACGCATCCAGATCGTGCGTCGGATCAAAGGTATCAGCATCCTGCAGCGACCATTCATAACCGCCAGCCTGCGTAATGTTATTGGAGGCAGAACGCCCAAAATCCACTTCCACCGTCTCAAACTGCTCACCGCTCATGGTGTACTTACCCTGCAGAACGGCACTGACCGCCTGCATTTCTTCCACCTGCACAATCGCCTGCTCTTCCTGCTTCAGGTTGTCCGTCAGAATACGCAGACGGCGGTAGGCCGGGTCATTAAGGCGGGCCGGATCTTCCCCCGGAAGACGTTCCACCGCCTGCTGATAATCAAAGCGGTGTTTTGGTTTTACATAACCGGGACGTAACACGCGGGTTTCACCACCACGGCTGCGCAGCACTTTGCCTGACACCACCGGAGACACATACGCCGCAACTGGTGTTTTGCCGGTAATTGTATCCAGCATGACTTCCTGAGTATGGAAAGTGATCGTGCGACGAAAAAACAGCTCCAGAAACAGCGCACGAAATTTCACTTTCTGCTCGGTGTACCCGAGTAACTGACGCGTGGTAAATAACCCCATAATTTATTTTCCTTCATAAACACAAACGGGCCGCATCGCGACCCGTTTTTCAGTTAATCACTTCACCATCAGGCGTGGCTGATGGCACTTCCCACAAATGCGTTGGCTTTTTTCACCGCATCCACAGAGTCAGGCCAGACCAGCGACTCAGTGGCAAACGTACCGCTTTTGTAGTACGTCAGCGTGGGTTCTGTTCCGGCAAGCGCCAGAGCCAGCACGCCCACTGCCGTTCCGGCTTTCTGACCATCCCATGCCACCAGTTTTCCGGTGGCGTCATCCAGCATCAGTGGCGTCAGTGCAGGCGTGGCAGCACTGATACCACTGGTGGCGGTTGCAGTATGCGCCGGATCACTTCCGGCAAAAATATGCACATCCGCGCGCTTTTCCGTGGTGGTTTTAATCATTTTTCAGTCTCCTGATTTATCTGAATCCCGGATACCGCTTACGGCATGCTCATCAGCAGGTCTTCTTCCCCGCGCCCGGCAGTTCCGCCACCGGAAACCGTGCTGGCAGCATGCTGTGCCATAAAGCGATCGAAAAGTGTTTCCTGTGACGGTTGCGATGCCGCCGGTGCGGCTGCCAGCAGTGTTTTCGCCTGCGCCACCGTCATTCCTGGCTGTTCTGCCAGCGCCTGTGCGAATTGCTCGCGCCCTTTCGCCTCCGGCAGCGCCATAATCTGATCGCTGGTACTTGCTGAACCAGCAACCGGTGCCGCTGCCAGTAACGTTTTCGCCTGCTCAACCGTCATTCCCGGCTGTTCAGCCAGCGCCTGCGCGAGTTGTTCGCGCCCCTGCGCCTCCGGCAGCGCCATAATCTGATCGCCTGTGCCTGCCGCACTGGCAACCGGTGCTGCCACCAGAAACGCTTTCGCCTGCTCAACCGTCATCCCCGGCTGACCTGCCAGCATCTGTGCCAGTTGCTCACGCCCCTTTGCCTCCTGACAATTCAGGATCCCCATCACGCGCTGATTTTCCTGGGCCACCGCTTCAGCAACGGTGAGATTTTTAACAGTCATTGCATTCTCCTTCGTAACAGAGTCATTCAGTGCAGAAACCATCACTTCAACGGCATCTGCAGCATTAATCAGTTGATCAGCCAGGCCTGCATCAATGCCTGCCTGACCGTCATAAACGGCAGCCTCGGTATTCATCACCGCCTCTGAACTCAGCCCCGTATAACGTGCCACCTTGTCGACAAACATCCGGCGGGCCTCATCAATACGGCGCTGAAAATCTGCACGCACACCTGCCGGCAATGCCTGAATACTGTTGCCGTCAACCTTGTGCTGCCCGGAGTAAATCAGCGTGATGTCCACCCCTTCCTGTGCCAGTTGCTTCTCGTAACTGGTGTGCGCCATCATCACGCCAATCGAACCAATTTTTGCCGTCTGCGTGACCAGCCGATGCGTACAGGCTGCCGCCAGCAACATGGCGGCTGAACAGGCCATGTCATTACACAGCGCCCACACGGGCTTCTGTTCCCGCAGACGGTAAATCATGTCAGCACAGTCAAACGCCCCGGCGGCCTGCCCGCCCGGACTGTCGATATCCAGCAAAATGCCGCGCACATCCGGATCATTCACCGCCATCTGAAGGCGGGCCGTCAGGCCGTCATAGCCGGTCATGCCGGAATAAGGCCGCAGGGTGCCCAGTTTATGCACCAGTGTGCCGCTCACCGGCAGAATGGCGATGCCATTCTTCACCTGGTAACTCTTTGCCGGACGCTGACCGCCCGCCATATAGTCAGTCACCGCCAGCTGCATGCCGTCCGCATCAAGCTGAACAGCCTGCTGCGGAACGGCAAGGCTGCCTGCCCCCATCTCCCTGCCCAGCGCGCAAAAGAAAACCCGCGCATAGGCGGGCTCCAGTAAAAGCGGCTCATTAAATGCCATGGCGGCAATATGCGATAAATTACGACGCATCGCCTTTTTCTCCCGTTGTCTGTCGGATCTGCTGCTGAAACGTGTCCTTTATCCAGATGGGGCGCGGAAGACCCGCGGCCTGTCGCTCCTGACTTTCACGCAGTTGCTGGCGGAAAATCTCCTGATAGTCATCGCCCATCAGGGCCAGCTCCTTCTCGTACGTGCTCAGGCCACCTTCAATACGCATCACCGCTTCCTGTACTTCCTTGAGACCATCAATCGCCATGCGACCGGCACCAATCCACTCGGCACGGCACCATCCGGAACGGGCCTCCCAGAATGAGAAACGGGATTTCGGCGGGCGGATCACACCGCGAATAAGGGCTTCCTCCAGCCAGCAGGCAAACATCTGTGATGCCAGTCGGCTGGCCACAAATTTTCGTTTGCCCATAAAATACCGCCACGACTCATTGGCGGATGCCCTGGCACTGGAATAACTGACCTGTGAATAATCACGGGAAAGCTGTTCATAGGACACGCCCAGTCCGGCTGCGATGTAGCGTAACAGCGCTTTTTCCAGTTCAGAGAACCCATTATCCGCATTCTGCGCTGTCTGCAGATTCAGTGAATCCCCCGGATAAAGGTGTGGAATACGGACCCCGCCCAGCTTTACCGTATTGGTGGCGTAATAACGCGCGTAGCCTTTCATGATGGTGTTCAGGGGATTTTTACCGCCATCTCCCACCCCGGCGATATATTCAAATGCTTTTTCCGAATCCAGTGTGGATTCAATCGTCGCGGCATACATTGCGCGCACCACCGCCGACTGCAGTTGCGTGGCCTGCAGTGTGTCGAGCATCTTGAGGCGCTCCATGACAGAATAAAACTGGTTGGCCCCGCGCGTCTGTCCGTCCTCCTGCGGCTGAAACACATGGATCATGCCCGGTCGCCCGGAGGGCAGCGTCGCCGCAATCCGCGTCCAGTTGCTGACACCGTAACCGGGCCAGTCATCTTCCTGAACATGGTAAGCCAGCGCTTTTCCGTACCGGTTGATTTCCACCCCGGCACGCATAAAACGATCGCCAGTACCATAACCGGGTGTACTGACACGTTTCGGGCTGATGGTCTTGAATTTCGTCCGGAATAATGACGTGGACTCTGCATCCCAAACGGGCTGGACAAAAACTTCACCGTTAAACGTATGAACGCCCACCCCTTCACGAATGAATTCGGTAAACGAACGACGCCCTTCCACATCCATCGTGCCAAACACCGGATCGCAGAATTCCATCCACGCCGCCTCAACATCTTCAATAAAGGCATGTGAATCGGCTTCCGACATTCCCAGCCAGCGCCAGTTGGGCCGGTAACTCAGACGAAACATGTGTCCGACGATATGGTCTTTATGAATTTCCACCGCATTTGCGGCAATACCATTATTGCGGACCAGATCATCCGCACGGGCGTTACCCAGTTGAATGGAAGGCAGTAGCGCCACATCGGCACTTTCCGGCGCGGGCAGCCATTCCGCAAGTTGCCCGCCAAATCCGGTACCACCTCCGGAATATCCCATACTCTGCCGCAGTGGCTGACCGTGCAGATCCACCAGTTCCCCGTTCACAACCCCACTCCTGCCGGGCCGCGACGCCGTCCGGATACGCCCAGCGCACTTTCCAGCTCGTCAATATACTGACGCAGTTCGCCAATCGTCGCCCGCGAATACTGAACCTGACGCCCGTCCTTGCTGACGGAAACCACAGCACGTCCGATCATCAGTTCATGTAATGCCCGGCGGGCATCACAAAGCATTTCATGCGTATAAACCATCTTTTATCCTCCACTCAGTGCAGCCGCGATTTCTTCCAGACTCATCTCATCGTCGTCCTGCTCATCTCTTCTGGCACGGGCCAGTGCTTCAAGATCAAGCTGCCACCGCTGAACTGAAATACGCAGGGCAGCATAGGCATATACCAGGCAGTCGAGGGCTTCGTTGCGTCGCCCTTTTTTATCCCACAGCAGTTTCACCCTGCCATTAACCACCTTCTCCACCAGTTCTTCCGCCACAATCTGACGCGCCTCTTCTTCCGAAAAAATGTCGGGATTATCCGGAAAACGGAAGGTATACGGGGCGGCTTCACTGGCAGAGGCCACCGGCAGGGCAAAACGGGCATACAGCATTTCCTTGACGGTATCGGAGCCCACCTCACACAAAAACACACCACGCTGGTTGCGCTTTTTGGGCATGGTGATCACCGGCTTGCCGTACACCGATGCTCCTTTTATGGGAAGCACAAAAAAAGTGCCGTGTTTTCTGGAACGCTGATACACAATGTCCTGGTCAATACCGCCGGTATCCCAGCAGACGCGGGAAATGGAAATTTCAGTACCGTCAGCATGGCTGTATTTTTTCCGGATCACCGCATCAACACGTTTAAGGGTGTCCTCGTCTTCCGGTCGCCCCATGATAATTTGCTTATCAATCAGAAAGGCTTCTTCGCCTGGAGCCCAGCCCCACACATAAATTTCATAGCGATCTTTCTGGGAGTCGATCCCGGCAGTCAGGTAAACCACCCGCAGGGGAACCTGCGCGCCATAGTGGCAGACTTTTTCCAGCAACAACTCAAAGCTCAGTTTTTCTGCCACGGCCTCTTCATAGGGCTCCCCGAGCGTGGTGTTAATGAATGTCTTGACGCCGTTCGGATCCTTTAGTGCATCCAGCCAGTCATAAACAATCTGCACCCAGGTGGTGAACGGACTGTACGCTGTCCACACGTGGTACGTGATTGAGCGCGGTGGCGGCATCTCCTCATCACCGGCGCTGTAAAATGCCAGGCCGTCGCGCGTCCACATCCCGGTATTGTCACAAATCCAGCGTCCGTCGGTCTGGTCAAGTTCCGACTGGCGGATCACACAGCCATTATGTTCACACAGGTAATACACCGTTTCCGGTTTACCCTTCTCCCATTTCAGGCCAGACGGCGTCGCATCATCACCAAACTTCAGATACTGAGCCTCCCCGCAATGAGGGCAAGGGACATAAAACCGCATGAAATGCGCAGATTCATTCGCGGCTTTCTCAATCTGACAGGAACCTTTGATTTTTGGCGTTGAGCCGCGTATGGATTTAGGCCATACCGAACCTTCGATACGTTTATCACCAAGCAGCGTCGGCGAACCTTCTTTTTCCACATCCGGTTCAAACGAGGAGAGTTCGTCATAGCAGACCACATCCACAGATTTTTCACGGTAGTTTTTAGCAGCGGCACCGCCCAGGCACCAGAAACCCACACCGGAGGAAAAACGCTTCAGGGTGAGTGTATTATCGCGGTGTTTTCTGCCCAGCCATGGAGACAACGCTTTAAGGCAGGGGACATCCCGCAATGTTGCTTCCACATGTGCTTTCATAAAATCTTCAGCTGCAGAATCTGTCGGCTGAAAAAGCAGACTGTTACGGGATTTATGCTCAATAAAATACCCGACCACGCCCAGCAGCATTTTGGTATAACCCACGCGCGCTGATTTAATCAGATTAACAGTGCGGATCCGGTCATTACCCATGCTGTTCATGATGGCAACCTGAAACGGCAGGGTCTTCCACTCTCCATCACCGTATGACGACTCTTTAGGCAGATAATAATTTTGATCAGCCCATTCAACCGGCGTCACCGGCAATGCCCTTATCAGTGGCTGCAATGCGGCTGTGACGGCGATCATCATATTATTCAGTTGTAGTTCGGATATATTCATTGAGTAACTCCGGCAATTTATCCCCTGTCCGCGCACACTGATTCGCTCCCTTTGCGATAAGGGTTTTCAGATAATCAATATGACGCGGCGTTAAATCCGGGAACTGTCGCTGCATGGATAAAGGAATGGAATCAAGCGTACTGGACAACGCCATTGCCAGTTTGCTGAGAGCGAAAACGCAGAACGCTGAATCGATGAGCTTACCTTCGGTTACCTGATTTTTAAGTTTTTGAGCTACGGCCTGTTCTTCCGTCAGTTCAGCTCTGGCCCGGAGTAATCTTTCCTCCAGATCGCTCCCGTCATCAGGTGCTCTCTGATTGTGTTGCCGTCGCTCGCGATCGATTTCCAGTACGGTTTTAACGTCATAAAAAACTTCCCTCCCCCGACGCTCAACAGGAGGAACGCCCCATTTATCAAATGCCTGAACGGATATACCGATGGAGGAGGCCATATCGCTTTTATTCAATAAACAGGCCATCTCCTCTCCATAAGCCATCGATAAAAAGTGATACAACAACCTTGTATTTTTACTAAACCATTTGATTTAATTAATGTTTTTAGCATCAACCACATCAAAAAGCATCATCAGGTTGTTGTATTTATTTCTCTTTCTTCTTAATTATCAATGAGGTACGACAAACAATTAAACAACAACCCCCCCTCAAAAAATCTCATAAATAGCGCGTTTTTGCGCGTCTACAGACCCCCGGTGTTTCAGATTCCGGAAAGGACCCGTGAAAATGATAACAATTATCAATTGAAGTAAAGCCCGGCTTCTTCCACCATCGCACCGGACAGGCGACCATGAAGGGACAACTCCGTGCTTTGTTTACGCAGCAAGTCCTGGTGTGTATCGTTTTTGATTATTCCCGCACACTCGCGCAGAAGGTGTTCCCGTCAGGCTACGGTCTCTGTTAATGGGGGAATACGGCGACAATACGGCGCACAGAAATAAATCAGGAAAGGACAACCGATTTTATGTGATCACCCAGCTCTTTCCGTCCGCCCCGGTCTGTACCAGCGTTACGCTGCTTTCTGTGACCGTGGATGACGGCAGTCCTTCGCTTTCACCTTTTGGGGTGATGAGCACATTGTTGCTCGCTGGCTCTATCGTGATGGTTCCCGCATTGTTCGCCACTATCTGCACCGTATTACCGGTGCTGATTGCCGCATCCGGAATAATCACCCTTCCGCCACGGGAGCCAGCAGGAAAAGTAAACATATGAAGAGACATCTTCATCACTCAGTGTCACCGTTCCGTCATCCCC